CAGGAGTTCTTCGAATACCCCACTTCATACCAAGAATGCCGTAATGTACTAACGTATTACTCATTTTGGATCACCTCCTAATTAGAATCTACCGGATCAGCAGCAACTTGAATTCTCCATTCAAGCTCTGAAATAATTCGGTTCATAGATTCGATTACGGAAGAGCTAAGAGGAGGATCGAATAATAGTTTAACCTTCATGTATGTATAAGACTTTACGCTTTCTAATTTTTTATTATCCTGGATAAAGTCAGTCCATACATTGGTATCATCTTCGATCGAGAAACCTTCAGAGGGACCAACACCAATTTGGGTTAGGATTGCAAATACAGAATTGATGTGCATAATAAGGTCCGCATCGAAGTGTGTATACTCTTCCGCAATTCCAAGCATTTTTTTAATTGATGTTAGTATACTCTCCATGGCGTTTCTCCTTTACTTCTGAATTGTAATAAAATTTTTCATGCAGAATCCTTCAATTCCGGCAGCCGTAAAAACTTTATAGAATTCTTCTGTTGATTCATTTTTGTTAATCATGAGTTCCGTTTGATAATCAACTTCGCAAACAATAGCGGAATCTGTTTTGGGTTCCTCTCGAACGTTTAGCTTTTTGCAATTTGTAACAAAACCCATTTTCACATCTTCAGAGTTTTGAGACTCTTCGTGTTCCTCGATTCGATAGTCATCTTTAAGAAAATTATCATGATACATTTATTGTTTTCCTCCTTTTTATTTATGTCTCCATGGACATGTATCGTTTTTAGTTCGTTCTATCGGTGCTAGAATTAATAAACTTTCGTCGCCATAATGGATTGCATTATGTGTTGAAAGCTTTGTTGAAATTACATTCTCTGGATCAAAGACAGAAGGACTTCTATTTATTAAATCATCGTAACTAATCGGGTTAATGTGATGAATAATAATTGGTCCATAAATATTAAAACCGTCTACAGCCAAATCACATCCATTATCTCGAACGATTATCTTATCCCTAAATCTTAACCAATCATCTGAATGATAAAATTCCTGATTCACCCATCTTTGAAAACCAAAAGTTGCTTCTCCTACTTTTCCGTTTAACTTTAAATATCGATAACGCTCTTCAAAAGTAGGAAGTTTAATTAATTCCGAATATGTCTTAATAGTCATCCGGATCACCTTGCCCACTATAATTTCTCATAGCTTCAAGAGCATTCTTATATAATTCCTCTATTCTTTGCGCCGACTGTAACGATTGTGTTTTTGCTTCAATCAACTCTTTTTGTTTTTCGAGAATTTCTTTTTCGATCTTCTCTTTAGTTGAACCAAGCTTTAAATAATGAGTGATGACCTGAGAAGAAGCAGTGCCGTCTCGCAACTGTTTTTCAGCAAGATCCACAGCCAAGGACACTAACTGATTCTCTCTGGCTTCTGGAGATAAAGCCGGTCTCATCTTTCTCGAAGATTCGGAAGAGGTTACAGCCTTAGCTTTCTTCATCCTTACTGCCTCCTCTCGTTTAATATTTGCTGAATTATTGTCATGTTTTGCTTTGAATTTACTGAGTTCATTCATACTTCGATAGCACTTAACAGAGCCCATAAGGCTAACCTAAAATCCTTTGAAAGGAGAAAAGAAAGATAATATAAATGGTTAAACCTTATGAGCCCTGTTAAGCACTGTAAAAGTATGAGAATGATACCCAAAAATACCCTCCGGAGATTTTTTTAGGGCCGGCGTGATGAGGAGAGGGGTAGCATTTTCAGCACACCCCCCATATACTTTTAGTGCTCAGTCGTTTGCATAGTTACTTTCTTATAGATGTTCCTGAAATCGTATTTTATAATTTCATCAATTGCTCTTTCGATTTCCAATTCGTTTTCTTCTTCTGACAATTGATCTGAGGTTCGAGCAATTCTTCCTAAATACGAACAAGTATTGTAACCTTTTTCCACATCGAACAAGAACCAAGAAGTAAACTGTTCGAATGGGTCGTAAGGATTATCAAACGTTGTTAACATACATCTTCGCATAAACAGATCACTCCTTTCCGTTCAAAGTAGTTGGATGCGGTAGTCGTTGAACCCCCGTAGTCGTTGAACCCCCGTAGTCGTTGAACCCCCGTAGTCGTTGAACCCCCGTAGTCGTTGAACCCCCTAAGTAAGCACTAGAATCATAACCTTTTTTTTGTATCGAACAAGAAACAAGAAGTGAACTGTTCGAATGGGTCGTAAGGATTATCAAACGTTGTTAACATACATCTTCGCATAAACAGATCACTCTTTTCCTTTCAAGTATTTAGATACGGTGGTTGTTGAAATTCCAAGAGCATCAGCAATTTCGGCAGTGCTGTAACCAGAAGCGTTCATAGAAGAAATTTTGTTAATCTTAGCTGTGCTCAATGAGGTCGTATTTCTTGGAGTAGCTCGTTGTCTAAGATCGTCAATGTCCGCGTTATTTAGGATCTGCATGAGTTTGTTCTCGCTGATGGCTCCTGCCTGGATAGCTTCCCATTCACGATCAGTAATCTTTATGGTCTCTCTCTTGGCTCCGACAGCGGCACGTGCTCTAGTTAACTCTTGTTGACTGAGTTTCTTTATTTCGCCGGGCTTCATATCGGGGTTAGTCTGTTTTTTAGCATTGACGGCGGCATTAGCTATCACCTGGGCCTGCCGCTCGCGAGGGGCGTTCTTAAGGGCTACGTTAAGCTTAGCCAATAGGGAGTCCACTTCCTCTTGATAGGTCTTCTTGGCGGAGGACGAGTATTCTATCTTGCCAGCTGTAACCATTTCCTTGCGGGCCTGGTTTGCCAGTGACTTCATCTTATTAGCATACTCGGCATAGGCTCTTTCGGCCGGAGTGTTAGCATCAGACACAAGAGTAAAAGCATCGTCAGTCTCTGCCATTTTAGTGGATTTCTGAGTCCTAACACGGGTCTTTCCAGTCTTTGGGTCTGTGTATTCCTCATAGACCTCTTTGTAAATCAGTTTACCAGTTTCCTTATCAATGATCGGGCTGCCTTTTCTCTTTAAAACAGAAGTTTCCGATTTTGCTCTCGATATTAATGTTGACGCTCCTTCACTGTATCGGCCCTCTTCGTCATAGGTACCTTGATATTTTTTCTTAAGAGACGCGATACCATTGTCAAGTTCGCTTTGTTTATAGTCTAATTTATGTTTTTCAGCATCGATGACTACCATACTATGACGAACAGCTCTTGCTATTTCGTCTTGAGTGGCTCCTTTTAGAGTCATATCTGTAATCAGATTACTAATTTTACCCATCTCCGTCTGGGTGTTTTTCATTAGTTTAAAAGTTCCTTCTTTTTTACCGCCATACTCTAATATTGGATCAAATCCCTCAAGACCTTTTAGTGGTGGAGTAGATGTTATTTTAACTTTACCCCCAGTAGGTATAACCATAACCGTATCGCCGTCGAAATCAGCTCCCGATAAACGGGCAGCAACTTTACTGTTAATTCCGATAGCATCTGCTGGAGTGTTTCCCAAAATCCTACGAGCTTCAGCATGTTTATTATTAACGATTAGGATTGGAATCTCAAACGTTCCACCATGAGGAAATCGTACAAGTGCTACTTGTTCGCCATTTTTATAGTTAGGAGCATATACTTCATTATCTTTCATAGACGTAATAGGTAATATTACCTGATACTTTTGTCTTGGTAAAGCCGCTGCCTGTAAATGTATAGCGGCGGCATCGCAGTCGTCGGAAAAAGACTTTAATAGCACTTTTTTAACTGTCGGATTCGTTAGCGACATGATCTCATCAAATTCTGCTTGTTTATCAGCCGATGCCAAATTAAGTTGTTTTTTTATCAAAGTTATACTTTGTTTAGAAAGAAACTGGGAGGGTAAATTTTTACTCCATTCGCCCCAGTCTCCTTCTTCAGCTCTCTTATTAATAAGCGATAGTTGACGTTTTCCATCCTTGTCAATGTAATAGCTTTGACCTCCTGCTTTAATCAAAGAACCGAAAGGATTATCAGGATCATTTGTAATGTTCTTTAATACGTCTCCTTTAGGGGTTCCTAGTTTTTTATTGGTATTAAAAACGATATCAACTCCATCTGGTATATTGTCAGAGTATACAGCCATTCCTTTCATGTATTTATTGTTGTCTACCAGAATACGAACTTGTGCGTAATGGGATTCTCCTAAAGAAAGATCATCTACTCCTCTTCGAATCTCAATTAAACCGTCTTTGTCTATCCCGCCTTCTTCCGCGTAACGGATTTTAATACGTTTAGAATCCATACTTTTTGGATAAACAAAAGTGTCGAAAGTATCGCCACCA